GAAACGAACTTGTTTATGAGTTGCACAGCAACGATTAAGCGTAATTTTCAAACTGCGCAATTGAATGATGTATCAAATTATAGTTTGGGCGAGATGTAGGGTAGGTTTATTTACAATTGGGTTAAAGTTGGGTTTACTAGGGTTGACCTAACCCTAACCCTGCTGAAAAATGGGTTACAGTTAGTCGTCGACGAAGCGCAGCTTTCGTTTCTGCGTCCAATTCGGGATACCAGTCGTCCGGTGAAATGTTGCTGGTGATCCAAATCTTGGTAGCTTTCAAAACAACGGAGGATCCCTTAACCTCGACGATGACGGGGTATCGGTCGAACCATCGTAGGAGATGACTGATATCAATTCCGCCACGGAACTCATCCAGGACAACGTTTTCTTGACCTAGTCGTTCCATAATAAATCCCAATTGTTATCTATAAATGAAAAGGAGACTGCGGTGACGTCAGTTGACATACCTCGGTAGCCATCCCAGAACTTACTGCGCGGATCTTTAGGGTAAGCGTCCAATCCTGCTTCATCCCAGGCCCTTCGAGACTTCCCAGTGCCAGTTGCTCCCCAAAAACATACAACTTCTCGTTGGATTGCAACTGGTTGACAATAATCCGTAGCGATAGACTTGACGGTCCGGTAATGGCGAATGAAGATATCATCCGGGAGATCATCCAGCCGTCCAGATTTAGCCAAATCCTTGACTCGGGCCCAATCTGTCGAACTGTTACGTTTGATTGGTATTGCCCCGAGTTCGAACCGAGTTCCTGCAACAGCAGTCTCGTCCTTCCATACGTAGTCGAGAGCGGATTCACTTCTGGTGGGTTCATAGTGTCCTCGTCCTCCGAGAAGGGATCGGATTCCGGCCAATCGCATTGGTTTTGTACAATTGAAGACCAGCTGCCAATGGAGGAATTCGGTAGTTGATCCTCGCTCCAATTGACCCTTGATATAGGCGACGCCTGGGGGGAGGAAAGGTAAAAATTCATGATGCGGAATAGTAGCGATCCACCAGCGAGCGGGGTTTGAGCGAGATGGCATGAGATTAAATTAGAAAAGAAAAGTGAAAAAAAAAGTTACTAATTGAGCTGTCTATTTATACTCCCAGGAAATTTTGAGCACCGCCTAAATTTTTACCCCGGGGGGGCGTCGTTTTATTACGTAAACCTGGGGTAAGTGCGGGGTATTACCCCGCTTTAGGTCCCCGCATAAGCGGGGTTTAGGGAGTTAGGATTTAGGTGTTAAGCTTAGGGTTAGAGCCTTAGGGCCCAGGGTCAATTGGTTGGAGGCCCGCTGACGTCAGTCACTTGGAAGGCCATTATGTATAGAGAAAAAATTACCCCAGGTGTAACGTCGTAGCCGCTCCAGTATTACCTACTAGAGCGGCGTTACACGTTACACTTTAAAAAGGGGTTATCGTAGTACCGGCTACGTTGTTCACTTTTCTTTCTAAAAAAATGTCTGTTCGTAGTCGTCGTGGTGGTTACACCCGTGCGATGGCCAACTTGGCCCAACAGACAATTACTCGTTATTTGAAGCCCCGTAGTGCTATCCGCGCTGGTAAGCGTGCTGCTAAAGTAGCCATTCCAGCAGCAGCTGCTGCAGCAATTCTTGATGCAGCTAATCAAGGCACTAGCCGTAGTGTTGGTACACAAACGAGTCGTTCGAGTACCCGCACTTATGGTTCGTCGTCCTATAAATCCGGTGGTTTCATTGGACGTCGGCGGGTGTCTCGACGTAAGGAGAAGCACAGCAAGCGCAATTATCAAGGTGTGACTTTGGTCACTGAAGTTGGCGGTGTGTTGGATAGTGCGGTCAACAATGGGTCTGGTAGTGCTCAATCAAAGACGAATGGTAATACGGTTGCTGTTGGGCACATGACGTTTCCGTATCGTACTGTGCTTGGAATGGCGTGTCGTGCAATTGTGAAGAAGTTGTTTATTCAAGCGGGTGATGGTGATTTGTCAGATTTCGAATTGGCAATTCCGCTTGTTTCTGGTGAAGAACGTGTAAAATTGTTTTTTTACACTAATCCTGACAATGATACGTTACAGAGCCATGCGTTTACCGTTAATGGCAATTCGTATAATTCGTTGTCGTTGTTAATTGCGGATTATATTTCGAACAATTTCGACCCCGATTATGTGGTTCATTCGATTGAATACATGACGAATGATGCCATATATACTCAACGTCAATATACCAAGCTTAGTTTAGCTGGTTGTACTTTGCGGTTTCATGCAAAGTCGACGTTGAAGGTGCAAAATCGCACGGTGAATACAACTGGTGGTGACGAAGAGTCGGTTGACAACGTTCCGTTGTATGGTCGTGCATTTGAAGGCAAAGGTGCTGGTACTGGTGCTATTACCAGGGACAAAAAAGGTGTAACCTTTGCGGCACGTGAATTTGTCGGTGACGACAAATATGGTACAATTGCTAAAGTGCCTTCTGAAAAGTGGTACCAAGAGGTTCCACGTGCTGATCAATTCTTGAAGGTTCAAAAATCTATCAAAGCGAAGATTGAACCTGGTCAAATTAAGACTAGTCGTTTAACATCTCGTTTAACGATTATATTTGACAAATTGATTCGTGAATTGGTTACGTATAGTTACGGCTTTAGTCGTAATCATGGAATGCACAGCTTGGGTCATTATCGATTTATGATGTTCGAAAAAATGATTAACGCTGTGCAAGGCACTGCAACAAATAGTATGAAATTAGCGTACGAAACGAACTTGTTTATGAGTTGCACAGCAACGATTAAGCGTAATTTTCAAACTGCGCAATTGAATGATGTATCAAATTATAGTTTGGGCGAGATGTAGGGTAGGTTTATTTACAATTGGG